TACAAGAGGCAGAGGAAATAAGGAGAATAAATTAAATGAACTCATTTAAGAAAATCGCACTAGCCATGGTTGCAGCCATGACTATGGGCACAATGGTAGCAACACCTGCAAGTGCTGCTGTAATGACAGTCGCTGTATCGCTTGACACTGTAGCAAACACTACGGCATCAGCAATCGCAACGCCTGCCTCATTGCCAGTACCCGCAGACAACACAGTTGATGCTGCAGATGCACTAAAGTTTATTGCAACAGTTGATGTTGGAACAAACGTTTCAGTAGTAGCAACAAACGCAACAATCGTTTCTGCTCTACACACTACAGCCGCACCAATTGGAGCAGCGTCAGGATCATCATCTTTGACAGTTGCAACTGGTACAGGTACAACAGCAACATTCTATGTCTATACAAAGACAACAGCAATTGGTACAGTTGTAATCACCAATGGCGGAACAACACTTACATACTACGTACAGGGAACTGCTGGTAAGATTAATACTCTTACGGTATCAGCTCCTACTGCTGGTGCTGCTGGCACAAAGCAGGACATTTCAGTAACTGCAACTGATACATTTGGAAACAAGGTATCAGCCAAGTCAATTACTGCAACCGTATTTGCTTCAACAGCAGTTATGGACACAGCAACAGTAACAACTGGTGCTACACTTTCAGATTTTGGAGTTGCAAAGTTTACTGCGACACTTCCAGCAACTGGAACACGCTCACTAATTACATTCAGCCCAACAACATCATCAGATGCAACAACTGCAGATGTAGTTGGATTACCTGCCCGTGCACTGGCACCTTTTGCAGAGATTACAGTTCGTGATCTAGTCTCAGAGCTTGCAGCACAAACTGCTGCCAAGGTTGCTGCCGAAAAGGCACTTGCTGATGCAATCGCAAGAGTAGACTCAAACGCACTTGCTGCAGCAGCAGAAATTGCAAAGCTAAAGGCAGATGCTGCACTAGCAAAGATTAACTCAGACAAGGCACTTGCTGATGCAAAGATTGCTTCGGATAAGGTAATCCTTGATAAGGATGCAACTATTGCTAAGCTAACAGCAGACAATGCCAAGGCACTTGCTTCTTTAAAGAAGTCATTCAATGCACTAGCCACAAAGTGGAACGCAAAGAATCCAAAGGCTAAGGTTATCTTAGTTAAGTAAATAACTTAAATCATGGGGGCAGGACATAGGTCTTGCCCCCTTGATCTTTAAATGATAGAATGGGAATATGAGATTTCATTGGATGGAACGTGGTGGTAAAACAAGTGTTGACCATCTTAGAACTACTTCAAATATAGTTGATGAGTTTGGGTATGAATCAATGCTCCTTGTTTATCATTCTCAACTTGATGATCCATGGATTAAAGCATCTAGAGCATTAGACACAAACCACAAATTTAAATACATGCCAGCAATAAGAACCTATGCAATAAGCCCAGAGTATTGTGCCATGATGTGTAAATCATTTTATGAAATAGCTCCAAATAGATTAATGCTAAACATAGTATCTGGAGATCTTCATGCCAGCGAAACATCAGTAAAAGATTCTGTTTTTATTAAAGATTTAATTGATACGCCAGAAAAAAGATTAAAATATACAGACGAGTGGATAGAAAAATTTTTAAATTTAGCAGGCAATACTGTTAGCGGAATTGTAATGGGCGGGCACTCAAATGAAACAAAGATGATGGTTGAAAAATATAATGGCACACATCTTTCGATGTTAAACATGCATAAAAATGCTTATGCCAATTCAAATTTTTTAAAAAATAAAAAACAAATGGTTTCTTTTTCAGTAATAATTAACGACTCAGAAGAAGAAATTAAAAAAATGACAGATGCTAGTATGGGCTCAAATCAATGGACGCTTACTGGAAATAAAGATAGCGTTAAAAAACAAATACTAGATCTAAAGAATATAGGGGTAACAGATTTAATGATGCATGCAAATCCAGAAGATAAAAATATATCCCTAATCCACTATCTAGCAAAAGAAATTATGGAGGAACAAAATGGAATCTAATAAAAAAAGCTTGTATAAGTCTATTACATGGCCAGCAGTACATATAGGATTTGTTAGCACTATGGTGTATTTCTTTGAAAAAGCAATTACTGGTGAAGCACACTGGGAATATGCTGGAACGTTTGCTATAATTTACACAGCATGCGAAATGCTTGGATACTTTTTACATGAAAGAGTATGGGCTAAATATGGAAGTAAGGTTAAATAATGGGAAAACATAACGATAAAATAAAGAGGGCCTTAGAGCAAAGAATTGCAGCCACTCCAAATGGAGCAGGATTTAAAAAGCCTGGGTCTATGAATAAGAAAAAGACAGGATACCGTGGCCAAACAGCCAAAGGCTCATCTAAATAATGTTTAGTGGATTGTGCGAGTTTGAAAAATGCAACAAGAGGTCCTCAAGAATAGCCTCTATTCCAGGAGGAAGCATCATAGACATTTGCGATCAATGCTGGCATGACAATTTTAGATCTTAATCAACTAAATGCTATAATAGATTAATGGATGGCTTCTAGAACCATCTAAATACAATAACCTATAGGAGAAATAAAATGTCAGACGGAATTAACTTAACAGGATTTAACGAAACAAAGCCAGGAGCAACAAATAGCATCAATTTGCATTTGTCAGATGCACCAGGAGCAGCATTCCCTGCAACAGACAAGTCTACACAAGATGGCGCTGGAGTAGGAAACAACGGTAAGTAATAATGGGCTTATTTGATAAAGAAGAAGTAGTTGCACCAACAGTTGAAGCAGCAGTAGCAGAAGCAGTTAAGCCTGTAGAAGCAGTAGTTGCTCCAATGCCAGTTAGATCTGGTACAGAGTGCACAAGAGACACAAGAGGACAAGCCCCTTGTGCAGTTAAAGATTGCGAGAATTGCAACTAATGTGTTACGAATGCGGATGCGAAACAGTAGGAAGCACTAAGGGAGTAACACCAGTTACAATTTTAGATGCTTCAAAAGATGGTGACTCAGGCTTAACACAATGAGCAATTTTCAAAAAGAAGATGGCACTGGAACAACTCCACCACCTAATGGTGCAGCAGCAGGAGCCGTTACGAGTAATTCAGCTACACGCAAGCAACCACGTCAAGGATTAAAGACAGATATTAATCGACATGGAATAAGACGTGAGCTCAATACAACTCCAAGACCTCCTAAAAAAACAGGTCGCAAAAAAATATAATGTGTAAAAATTGTGGGGCATGCTCTAAGGAACATGCCCCTACAATTGATGATGCAGTGGATATAGTTTTAGATTCACCAATTATTTAATTTTAATAAGGCCTGGAGATATGGAAAAATTTAGAAAGCTTTTAGATAATGCATATACATTCCTGCCTAAAATGTATCAGGGAATTGAAGTACCAGAATACGATAAAGCCATAGACTTAACAGTTCATACTAAAGCTCCTGGAAAGTGGTTGCTTATTGATTTAGAAACGGGACAAGAGTATATTGGGTGCAAGGATCCTAATGCCTACGGTAAGTGGATGAGACTAAAGGACAGAAATGAATAACAAAAGACTTTATTTCTTACATATTCCTAAGACAGCGGGCAAAAGCTTAACATCTGAATTAAAATTACAGCTTGATAAAAACAATATTCCATCTTATATTAGCACACAATATCCAAATGAATATCCAATCTCTAATGAAGTCTATATAGCTGGACACTTTGGCACCTATCCAATAGAAAAGTTTCCAGGCATATCGGTATCGTGCTTAGTTAGAAATCCAATAGAAGCCAGGGTATCTTATTTTAATTTTATTCATGGCAGAAATGATTTAGACACACCAAGGTACAGGGCTATAGAAAGCTATTTAGATAAACTGAAATATTATTTGTTTGAGGATGAGGGGTTTTTTGATCATAACAACTATCAGTCTAGACACATCTGTAATCCAACTAATGAAGTTGTATTCCAAAATGTTTTAGAGTTTGAAAAAAATATTGAAGAAATTTATAGCAAGTATAATTTTGAGCCTGGTAATGCATTTAATTGGTTTATTAGAAATGAAAACACTTCCTTTGAAAATGCAAAAAATAAAATAGAGTCATTTGATATAGTAAACACAGTAGACTCAATTGACACACATTTTGCCTCAATATCCAAATGGTTTAAGGATAATCACGGAGTTAAGGTAGATTTAGATCCAAAAAATATTACAAACTCTTCCAATACACTGTATAAAGGCAAGATTTATACCACAAAAGATCTTATGGAAATGTTAAATAAAGAAGAGAAGGAAAAGATACTAGAGAACAATGACATAGACTACAAAATATATTCTATGGTTAGAGAAAGGGAAATTAATGAAAAGCAAAGCTGACCTCAATTTTAATTTTAACCCAGTATCGTCCTTTGATGTGGAATCACTAGTAGATAGAGTTAACAAGTTTTCTAATGAATGGGATATTGACACCTCTAGACAGAGCACGGTTTATGAAGGTAGGCCAAACCCACACGTAAACACTCATACGTACATTATACAAAACTCTTCTTTATACTGGGAGCGTGGAACTTTATTTTCAAAAGAATTAATAGACCAAGAATTTTATGAACTTCTAAAAGATATTGTAAAAGAGCTAGAAGATAGAATGATCGGACAATCAGCTAGAATACTTTTAATTAAACTAGATGCTAATAGCAAAGTTTTTGTACATAAAGATAGTGGTGACTATCTTTCTAATGTAAGAAGATTTCATATCCCTTTGATAACTAATGAAAATGTTTACTACACCGTAGGCGGAGAAGAAATCAATATGGAGAAGGGCAAGTGTTATGAGATAAATAACCTAAAGCTTCATAGCGTAGATAACAATAGCGAATACGACAGAGTTCACCTATTAATAGATATAATGCCAGAGTCTGAGACAAGAACAATTGATAGCGTCCGCAAAGATCTAAAGGTTAAAGTAATAAGTAACTTTGTAGAACAAGAGGATGCGGACGTACTTGTAAAGTATATCCAGGATAATCATTTAGACGACAAAAGATTTCTGAGAGCACAAAAAGCAGTAGACACTAATAGAATTAGATACGAGTCGCATATACCAGAAAAGCATGAATTTTCTAGTCACCCAGACATAATAGACTTATTGAAAAAGTATTCCGATAAATTTTTATTTGAGTGTAAGGATTTCTTTAAAGATGAAGAAGATCTTTATTTAGGCGCACAATGGCTTACCATGCTGGGTGAGGGAACTAGACTTCCAGCCCATGTAGATAACCATGAAGAGGCCGAACATTTATTTAGAAGCGGAGTAATGTACTTAAATGATGATTTTGACGGAGGGTACTTAAAATTTTTAAATGAAGAACTAACTGTCAAGCCAGAAAAGCTAAGCATTGTAATTTTTGAGGCTACACAATTGCATCAAATAACACCAGTCTTGTCTGGTATAAGAATTGCAATGCCCATCTGGGCAACAAATATAAAAGAAAAGGGGATAACACATGGATAAATTAAAAACAATTGAAGGCTTTATAGAAAAAGAAGATAAAGATTTTTTTATAAACTGGATAGAAGAAAATTATGAAGATACAACTAAATTTAGACAAAGACTTGGAGTAGCATTCAACAAAGGTCTTGCAAGTAGAGCAGTATTTCCAGACGAAAAGCCAGCAACTTTATTTAAAGACATAGAAGAAATTTGCATGAAGTATGCAAACAAATTTATGGAAGCACAAAATGAATTTCTGCCATCAAATGAAACTCAATATTTTTATGGGTTTTCATTAACAAGGCTGACCAAAGACATACAGCTAAGAATTCACCAAGATGTACACGGAGATTTCCCGTCTTTGTCTTATAGTGGAGTTCTATACCTTAATGAAGACTATGAGGGCGGAGAAGCCACCTTCCTTGAAGAGTTTACTCCAGAATCATTTTTTCCACTTTATGAAGACTCAATGGGAGGCCTTTCTTTTAAGCCAAAGGCTGGGGATCTATCTTTATTCCCATCAAGCCTATGGCATGGAGGAAAAAGAATTACAGACGGCGTTAAGTACGCAATAATTTTTTGGGCTACATCAGATGCAACAAAAGGCTTTGAGGGATTTGATTCTGATCGTGTTCTAGAATTAATTAATTATAAGCCAATAGCAGCAGAATAACTATTGACGTACCATCTGTGAAATAGTATACTTAACTTAAGTGTCCCATAGCTCAGTTGGTAGAGCGTCGAACTGTTAATTCGAATGTCCCTGGATCGAGGCCAGGTGGGACAGCGTTCTTATAGCTCAGTCGGTAGAGCAGCAGACTTTTAATCTGCGGGTCGATGGTTCGAGCCCATCTGGGGACACACGTGTAATATAAACTATATAGGAGAAAAATGAAAACCGTAGGAGATAAGATAGGAAGCTTTTCTGTAGTTGGTGTTAAGCCAGGTGCATTAAGCTATGAAGACAGCTCATTTGAAGTATTAAACCAAGATTCTTTTCCTGGTAAATGGAAGATTATTGCCTTTTATCCAAAGGATTTTACTTTTGTATGCCCAACAGAAATTGTTGCATATGATGCACTAGTAAATGACTTTAACGATAGAGATGCTGTTTTAATGACTGGTTCAGTAGATAATGAATTTTGTAAGATTGCATGGCGTAACGCACATGAAGACCTAAAGAAAACTAACTCATGGTCATTTGCAGATACAGGCCATCAGTTGGCTAATGATCTTGGCGTACATCACCCATCTGGAGTTACATATCGTGCAACATTTATCATTGATCCAGATAATATAATTCAGCATGTAACTGTAAACAATTTAGATGTTGGAAGAAACCCAGATGAAACTCTTCGTGTACTAGATGCACTACAAACTGGTGAACTATGTGCATGCAACAGATCATTGGGCGGAGAAACTCTATAATGACATGGGTGGACCAGCTTAAGGATTCTCTTCCAGAATATGCTAAAGACATTAAGTTAAATCTTGATGCTGTAATCAATAGGTCATCTATCGATGCAGAGCATGCTACGTATATTTCAATAGCAGCAGCATTTGCAACAGGCAACGGTAAACTGCTTGCCTTTATTACTGCTAATGCAAACGATGAAGTTGAAAAAAATGCTGCCCTTACTGCTGGTGCCATCATGGCACAGAATAACGTTTGGTATCCATTTATTGAAATGGCTGATGACGTAAACTTAAAAGGGTTACCAGCTCAATTAAGAATGAATGCTATTACTTCTCACGGCGGGACGACAAAAGGTAAGTTTGAAGCCTATTCATTAGCTTCATCTATTGTTGGTAAGTGTCACTTTTGTGTTAAAGCACATTATGAAACATTAAAAGAAGAAGGCTATAGTGTAGAGCAGTTGCGTGATATCGGAAGAATTGCAGCAACAATAAATGCATTGGCAAAGATACTTTCAGCATGATCAAAAGGCCTGCTTGGATATTTGACGTAGATGGTACATTGGTTGATGTTGATCCAATACTTCACCGTATACTGAATCAAGACAGGTCAAGCGAGTCATTTAAAAAAAACTACGATACTTTTCATAAAGAATCTGTAAGCTGTGACCCACATAAAGATGTAGTCGATATGGTATGGCAAGTATGTAATGATTTAGATATAATTATAGTTACTGCTCGAAAAGAAAAATACAGGGCACTAACTGCTAGATGGCTAAAGAATAACGATGTGCCGCATGATGCTTTATTTATGAGGCAAGATGATGACAATAGAGAAGACTACGAGGTCAAAAAAGATATACTTGAGCACATAGAAGTTTATTGGGATATAAAACATGCAGTAGACGATAACCCAAGCATCATTAGGTTATGGGAAGAAAATGGAATTCCAACCACTAAAATAGGAACATGGGACGGGGTTAAAAGATGATAATTGGTTTATCTGGATATGCTAGATCTGGTAAAGATACAGCCGCAGACAGGTTGGTAGATCAGCACATGTTTACACGGTACTCATTTGCTGCACCGATGAAAGAGGCAATGTACAAGCTTAATCCAATAGTTCATTCAGACAGCATAGGTAATTTTAGATATAAAGATTTAGTAGATACTTACGGTTTAGATGTCGCTAAAGAAAATACTCCAGAAATACGCAGGCTTCTTCAGGTGTTCGGTACAGAAGTTGGAAGAGATATGTTTGGCATTAACTTTTGGGTCGACCTTGCCTTAAATAGTATTAAAGAAGACAATGCAGTCATAAGTGATGTAAGGTTTAAAAATGAAGCAGATGCAATAAAATCAATTGGCGGTCAGGTATGGAGAATAAATAGAAATGGTGTTGGTCCAGTAACAAATCATTCTTCTGAACTAGACCTAGACAACTATAACTTTGATTATATCATTGATAATGATTATAGTGTGGTAGACTTAAATGATGTAGTTGATATGTTATGGGAGAAAAATAATGTTTAATTGGATAGTATGTTTTGTAATAGGACATAATATAGTAAAAGCTGGTGCATGTCCATTTACTGGAAAAAATTATGATGTATGCAAGAGGTGTACACAAATGTTTGAGGTGAACGATGTCAAATATAGCTAACAAGCATAACGGTATATGGGAATGGCACAATGTTTTAGAAAACCCAATGGAGATGGTTGAAACTATTGATAAAACTAGATGGGAATACTATACCAATAAAGGCGGAGGAGAAACGGTAATTGGT